AAAAATCGAACGGGTTGATAGGATCTTCGTCTTCAAACTCAGGTTGCATGGCAGACATGATCTTATCAAAGATCTTCTTACCAAACTTGTAGAGGAAAACTTTACCTTCGTTCTCAGGGTTCGAAGAATCCTTGACAACATAAATGTTGGCGTAGTAGGACAGTTTACGTTTTTGTTTCCGAGCGACTTCTTTATCAGAATCCAGACCACTGTTCCAAAGAACACGATTGTGCTCGGAAACGGGATCCTGTTTACCAATAGTGGTCAGAGAGTTTTCGATATACCATCCACCAGGGCCTTGGAATGCATGACTCCAGAGTTGCACCCAGGGGAGATCGCATCCTTCAGCAGCGGGAAGGAAACGAATAACGGCATAACCGTTACCTGCCTTGTCAACGGCAGGTTTCCAGAAACGATCATCCGTAGATGACCCACCCTTTTCGTTCAGTTTCTCCACCTTCTTCATCAGTTTGTCGGTGAGAGATCCAGAGCGGGACTGTTTCTTCAGATTTGCAAATGACATGTGTTCTCCGTATTTGTTCGTATTGAGTGGTATTGAACTTTTTAATTATATCGCCAGTCTTAGTCCTCGTCAACCTCTTCGGTCCAGTTTTCTGGCTGGTCCAACCTTTCTTCCAGATCCACAAGGACCTGAGTAAGGCTATCAAAGAAAGACTCAACTGGTTGACCCTCTTGAAGACCCAAGAACTTCGCAGATTCCATGATTCCTTCCTTCATCTCCACTGCCCTAGGGTCATCAGACATTTTTAGACGAAAGTAGAAGAGTTTTTGTTTTTCCAAAAGTTGTTTCATGAGGCGAAGATGTTCCTCTCTGTCCTCTTTGGTCAGAGAAGCTGGATGTTTGAACATCAATCTCGCCATCTCATCTTGTAGTTCATTTAATTCGGTTACAGCGGCACGAACCACTGGGGAATCGAAAAAACTCGTCACACTATACTCTCCCTTAGAATCTTTTTATATTCTTGGATGTCAATATTTAGAAAGGATTTATACTTTCTAATTTTAAAACTTACGGTTTCCCACACTGGGTCAAAAAGTTGAGAATCGTAGTCTTTTGCGTAACCAAGAATACTATCCAATAATATCATGGTTTCTATTGATATGGCACTTTGAAGATGTTTCTTCAGAATGTCCGAATGATTGCCGTTTTTACAGGCAAAGAGTTCATCAAACCTAGACTTCTGTATGAAAACAGACACCTCAGTAGAAAACATTGACTGAAGTGTCTTCATTTTATCGGACCACTCCGAATATCGGCGGTCACCAGTGTCTATAATCTGACCAATCCAGACTGATCTAGGGTCTTCTGCCTGACTAAAACTAGCTACAAAGTAATCATGTATTTCTTGATCGGTTTTCTTCCGAGACATCCTCTCGAAAAAATATCGATCCTTTCTTTTCTTGAATGTAGACTCGTTTGCCCGAGTCTTTCCCTTATACTTAAAAAAGTCATAACTATCTTTCGTAAAGTGGTTCTTAAACGAAAGATAGGTTTTATATACATCAAAGGGCGTCATTCCATATTACAATGGTAGTTTTGCTCTAGAACTTTTCTTCAAGAAATTAAGTTCCATTGCCTCATTCTTTAACTTTTCCTTGAGGGGTTTAGAAATAAGTTTAGAAACAGAATCCAATTCAATATTGTTTTCTTCGCAGTAACTTACTATTGCCTCAATATAATTCAAGTCTGAGTTCAGAACAAGGACTTCAATATCCTGACTGAACTTAGATTGGCACAAGAACTTCTCCTTGAGTAGGTCGTTAACGTCTTTCTCCATACTCTCCGAGTTTATAAGTGACGAATTCTTTAATATACCTGGTAAGAAGTTTAATATAGTCACCTTTGTTTCGTTTTTCATAAACAACACAGTCTCCATTTTCAGCCACCATAATGGTGACAAGTTTTTTCACGATTTCGCCTGTCATTTCATAGTACATACAGGCATATGCAGTTTCTTGAACAAAATATTGTTCAATCCATTTTTCAGGTTTAATTTTTTTGGAAGTCTTAAAGTCGATTACCGAAAGTTCTCCGTCGTACTCCGCAATGCAATCGACTCTCCCAGCAATGCCAAAATAGTCACTATAGAGTGACTTTTCAAGTGCATGTATGTTATTTATCTTGTCCAGAGAATCCTTTGCCGCGAGGAACAATGCCATCGTAGAAGGAAGTGGGTTCTGAGATTTGACATCCAAATTGAGAAGATATTTCTCAACCAAGTCGTGAAATTTAGTACCTCTGGTTGTTGAAACACGAGAAATACGATTCGCCTCTTCTTGTCCAACACGGGCTCTCCAATCTTCAAAAACTTTTCTATTATAGAAACTAGTGACTGAGGTGATGGAAGGCATAGGCCTTCCTCCAGGAGTTGTGTAATATCGCACACCATCAATCATTTTAGCTTCAAGATCAAAGTCTTTTAGCTTGTCGAGATGAATAAACATTATAAAGCAAGGGCAAGTTTAGTAACTAAGTAATTTCTCACAAGACCCGAACGCACAATGTCATCCAGTCCGAATTCAATTACACCGAAGTCTTCTTCCATGACTTCAATAATTCTCTTAAAGTCAATGATGCCATCTTTTTCATAGGACTTTGTAAGGTCCGTCTGAGTAGCATCACCACAGAAAATAATCTTACAGTTGTCTCCAACTCGTGTAATTATACTATCTAATTCATGAAAATTCAAGTTTTGCATTTCATCGACCAGCACAATGCAATTATCCATTGTTGTGCCTCGAATAAATGAGGTAGACCAGAAAGAAATAGTCTCCTGAGTCTTCAGGTTACCGTACAACATTTCGAAATCGGCATCAGTAGCCATCTCGAACATGTACTTGACCATGTTCTTATATGGGATCTGATACAGAGCAGCCTTGTCATCATGATCTCCAGGGAGAAATCCAATCTCTCTAGTCGAAACGAGGGAACGGACGATATAGAGTTTCTCATATGGAGTGTTCTCATCCAGAACATCACAAAGAGCCTTATAGAGACTGATAAAGGTCTTACCAGTACCAGCAGCACCATATGCAAAGATGTTTTTGCCCTCATCATAGGCAGCGTAGAGTTTCTCTTGGTTATCGGTGAGTGGTTCAATATCAACCAACATCTCACTGTTGATTGGTTTCTTGCGACGCATTTGTTTTGCTGTCATTCCCACTCCGATGGGATCGTCAGTCTTCCTCTTTCTTCTTGCCATAATTTTATCGAGATAGTTTGTTGTACCTGCCTCTAATACCAGCAGATTTTTCCGACTTTTTAAGAACTTCGTTCCAACCAGGGTGAGTCTTGGACATCTTGTCTCTCCACTCACCGACTTCACCAACACCAGGGCAGGTACTGGGATCAGAGAAATCTCTAACCCACTCGGGGTTATCTAGTTTCCACTGGTCCCAATCATGAACACTCATGACCACCTCTTTAGTTTCACCAGTTACGGTATTCTTTACAGGGTACGTTGCCATCAGGTCCACTCCAATGCTTCAGATACCACAGGGAACTGTTCCATAAACACTGCCTTACAAGATTCAGCAATATTCATGTGTTCTTTCTGAGTACCATGTGCAGAACGAAGATTGATGTAATGAATCCACGAACGGCAAGAACCAGTCATGTAGATTTTTGTTGGCGTGCAGAGAGGCAACACATTACGAGCACACTCCTTTGCAACGCCGAGACCAAGCATCTGTTGATACAAAGCTTCTGCACTACTAAACAGAGTTTTCATTTGTCTCTGTAATTTATCCACAGTTTCGGGATCAAGATCATCAATGGAATTCTGACGATTCTTTGTGTCCTGACGGCGAAGTTCAGGCAGAGGAATTTGACCTAACTGAGAACTATCTGCATACCGTTGGGAAAACTCTTGAAATGTGAACGAGCGATGCCTCAAAATTTGAGCCGCTATTGCACGGGTAGTCTCAATTTCAAGAGTCATAGTAGATTGTTCGAACACAGACCAATGGTTGTGAACGATACAATACTTCAAGAGACCTGCATAGTTTTCATTCTCTTGATTTGCAGGATTGGAAACCCTGGCAATATACGCCATGGTCTTTTCTGCATCAGGGGTAACACTTACTAGTTTTGCACTCATAATTAGTCTGGATAACCGTCATCATCATCTCTGCCTTCAAACCTAAATCCGAATTCAGACTCTTCTTTTCTCATGTATGCATCTTTATCAGCATACACTTCCGTTTTCAAATTCTCAATCAATACTTCCAAGTTTTTTATAAGAACTTTAAGTCTATCTTTATTCATGGCACACCTTCAAATATGTTGTAGTTGAAATTAATAACCACTCTACGATTGAGGTCAGTACAAGTAGTACCAGCATGTTCTAGATTAGAATCAAATACTACCAATCGATTAGATATACTATCTATTTTAGTACCATCACGAAAAATTGTATAGCCGTTATTTGTACTCATATACAAAATGGCAGTAATACAATTCGGATAATCCGTGTGGAAATCATTGACCTGAATCTCAGATGTTCTATGTAGTAAATTTGCCTTACACCTAAGAACAGAAGATGCGCCTAAAGATTTAAACACAGGTTGAACCAATGGCCAATATTGACTTCTGGGTTCATACTCATTATAAAAACAATGGGTGAATTGATATTTGCCATCATCTGGCAACACAATCCCCTCATAGTAGTTCCAGGGAAACAAAAACCCCATTACTTGTTCCTCTAACTTTTTAAAGTCAGAGTAATCAAGAAAGTCATCAAGTATTTGTGTTTTCATTGGTATAAGTGGGCGGATTATACTTCAAATACTCCCAAAAGGTGAGTTTCATTTCCTTATTGGTCATACCACAATGAGCCGCCGCAGCAGGTAAATTCATCTTAGAGTAAAAGAGACCTTCATTGGCCTCCTTCACATTCTGTGGTGTTGTTTTGACTTTGATCTTGTCCATAATCTTTCAGTAGTTTAGAAATACCATCATCGACACCACTGAGACTACGAATCTCATGAATATTCGACTTCATGTACTTCTTCAATTTTTTATATGTCCGAGTCAACTTTTGAATTTCATCAAGGTTGTATGTGACTTCGGCATTACCATCTTCATTCATTTTTTCTTAGATGATTTAACTTGAGCACCCCAAAGTTTGGGGTTAACTCTGCCTTCAGATTGGGTCATGTTGATCACTGACCTAAACCTATCCCAGTAATAGTCGAAAATATCAACTCTCTTTGGCGCGACAGAGATATCGAACTTTCGTTGTCCGTTGTCTTCATACTCTACAAGATATGCAGTGTAGGGTAAAGACCTGTCATCAGCCATAGAAGGATCACAGTCCTGGTGAATGATATTCACTCCCTTCCCCATTAACTTCTACCTCCCCATTGAATGTCGGGATATGCTTCAGAGATAATCTCTTGAGTGATGGGATATACACTTTGAAGATTCTTATCTTTAACCAAACAAAGAACCTTTGCCTCTTCTGGATGCAAGGACTCAAGCATATTGATAAACATAGTCTCCCTCTTGATCTTATTGAGGGCATCATTTCCACCCTTAACAAAAACATAAAGACGTTTCCACTCGTTTCTCAGAGTAGAACGTTGAGGAATACCTCTCTTAGGATCTGGGGCAGCCTCTTCGGTCAGAGGTTGGTATGGAACATCCCCTGCAGGAATCATTGAGATCACTGACGGATCATAGTTCCAAATGAACAAGGCTTTGAGGAAGTCTCCGCCATAATTGCGAAGAATCTCCACTTTCTTTGCCTTTGTCCTCTCTTGTACAACTGCTCCAAGAATTTCATGGACCAAAGAGTTTGGTCGCAGTTCGATCTTTTGAACTGTGATACTCTTTGGTCCTGTTGTGGTTTTTTTCGCAGTAGTAGACGTGGTTTTTTTAGTCCTCGTCGTCGATCTCTTCGTAGTCGTCATAATTGTTTTCAAACCTCACGGCTAAAATTTCATCAGGAATAACATTACCATTGACATCAAACATCTCTGGATGGAGGGCGGGTGTCGCAGTGTAGAACTGATGCTGCTGATATAACCAACCAATTATACCACCAATCAGCAAAAACATCACACTTATTAAAACAAATATCGCAACAAGTGTTACTTCCATGTTCTGTACCTCCCACGGGCATTACTTCTTTCTTATATCAAGGGAAACCTGTAGGTGAAAGTCAATCTCTCTGTGGAAGATATTGATCAACTTACCGAAGTAGACTTCCCAAGTCTTTCTAGACTCCTCGATCTCTTTTGGGCCGCCTCCCGATAGCATTAAGTCCACACCTCTATTTATGTGGAGATCACGATCTTCCATCAACTGAGGATGCGATGTTCTTTGAGATAAGCAATAGTTTCATTGCAATCTCCCAGGTGTTTTTCGTCCAGCATTACTTGCGGGAACTGATTTTTTCCAGGAAATTTATCCATGAAATATTGCTCGGTAAAATCAACTTCGAGTTCTTTATAGCTGTACGGCTTTCCAAGAAGCTCAAGAACCATGATAATTTTTCTACATAAACCGCAGTTTTTTTTACCGTAAATTGTGTACATTTTAATCGTCTTCGTGTGTTTTATCATTAAGCATGTCTTGCATGTCATCGAGAAGTCGATCAGTACAAATAAGAGAATCGATATCTACTAACATCTTAGAGATGTTTAATGCCACATATGGTTCCTCTTGACGAGCAGCATACGCAAGGGCATTACGAAGACAAGCATCCGCTTCTTTTAGGGATTCAATAACAGAATCAGACAGTGCCATTAATAGAATCCCAATCTTTTTGGAAAAGTTCTAGACCCTTCTCAGTCAATACATGATCGTACATTTTATCAAATACTTTTACAGGCATAGTACAGACTTCTGCACCACAAGTAAAAGATTGAGAAACCTGACTCACCTCACGAAGTGAAGCGGAAAGAATATTAGTGCGGACCATATGTTCACGATAACATTCGGCAATGGAACGAATTAATTCGATACCACCAAAAGAGTTATCGGATACTCTTCCAACAAAGGGAGAAACATAAGTTGCATCTGCCTTTGCAGCAAGAATTGCCTGTGCAACAGAGAATACCAAGGTAACATTGGTAGTAAATCCTTCTGCACGGAGAGCTTTACATGCCTTGAGACCCTCAACTGTACATGGTACTTTGATAGTAACATTCGGCATGTCTTTGAAGACCTGGGCCTGTTCGACCATTCCCAGAGCATCGTCAGCGACAACCTCTGCGGAAATAGATTCGAAGTGAGGAAACTCCTGAGAGATCTCCCTAATCGTCTCTACGGGGTCTTTCCCCGACTTAAGGATAAGAGTTGGATTTGTAGTAACACCGTCTACAAGACCCGTGGCATCCGCCTTACGGATCTCTTCGATGTTTGCTGTATCAAGAAAAATTTTCATAGTTCACAATCTCCACAATCGGAGTTAATTTTAAATTGTTTACGAATCCTTTTCAGATCCTTAAGTTCTTTTTTGATCATTTGATAGGCAACTTCCCCATCAATTTTGTCGCCTATTTCAAGGGCAACAATAATGTCAACCCTCGTTCCAAAATGAGAAAGAGCCTTTTCAAAACAATTTAGGTCTTCATACACTTCTAAGAGTCTCCAAGAACATATAATTTGGGTGCTCCTGTTTGTACTTCTCAACCTCTTTCATATCCTTCAGATATACAGAAAGAGTTGTTTTTGGGAACTCTTTAAAACAGTAACGGAGTTGGATTAAGTGTTGTTGAGCCATTTGGAATCTCCCAATATGTTGGCATTATATCTCCTTATATAGGATCAGTCAACTACAGTTTTCCACCGACAGTTCCAGCATACGATTTAACTTCATCTGCAAATCCGTATTTTTTGCCATGTAGGTAGAACAAAGTTCCAGTGAAACAACTTTCCTTGGTAAGTGCGGTGACATACTCCTCACCATCCTCACCATGGCTAGACCACAATCCAAATCGGTTCTTGCGGAGTTCAAATTTTCCTGTCCCATGATCATACCAATTTCCAGAATCAATTAAATGTGCGTGTGGATGTTCAGGAATTAAACTCTTGGTTTCGTCTTTCATCTAGATACCTAATTACTTCTTCGCGCCATTCCATCAACTCATGATAACATTCCTGGTTATGAGCACACTGTCGGAGTTCAGAGTCTGGCTTTAACACAGACTCATAAAACAATCCAAGAGCATCGCGGCGTTTCTCATGTTTGTTGTGATCCATTTTGATCCTCCAGTTCTAATTGATCTTTAATGAGTTCAATGGAATCCCACTGTTGGGCCATCTCATCTACAATATAGAGAAGTCTCTTCTCTTGGACTTGACTTTGTTCCAAAAGGTAAGAGATTGTATCAGACAACCTCTGCCGATTACCTTCACCATCCGTCAAGAAAACAGTGTAAGAGTTCTGAAACTTTTTCTCCAACCGAATTTTTATGTACAGAAACAATACAAAATTCAATAAGATCAGAAATAAAAAAGTCATTGTCCTTCAGTGGTGCCTTTGTATGATAACAGAGAGTCATCGTTTTGTCCAGCAGGAACAAATTTATATTCATTGTTCCATTTGAAAGAGGTGTTATTCAATTCGTGTTTGATAACCTGTTTTAAAGCCTCTTTATTATCTTTTTCAACACTCAAAGACTCCAACTTGCCCATAATAGAAGCAAGATGGAGTTTAATTTCATCCAATTCTTTATGGATGTCTTGATGGTGAAACCGAAGAGATTTTTCAATCAACTTTAGTATTCTCTTTTTCATAATAACCAAAACGTTATCAATATTTAGTGGGCAGTTCCATTACCATCGTAGTCATCTGAATCGTAGTAATCATTCTCTCCTTTATAGAATCCCATTATCAACGTAGTAATAACAAATGGGATGGAGATCCAAAGTAATGCAGTCTTTAACATCATGGGTTTGTCGGGTCAATGCCTAGGTCAATTAAATAATCAATCCACCACTGTGGATTTTTTTGTTGTTTCCACTGTGGTACAGTCAGTCCTCGTTCAGAATACCACTCATAAAGAGCACTATCGATAATCTGTACGACTTCCATATTCTTCTTCCTCTTCATCAACGTCTTCATATGGATTTGCCACAAAGGGTCCTCGTTGTCGAAATGGTTCTTTTCTGACATAATCCGATTCAGCATTAACGGCAGTTAACCATACAGCAAGTTTCATTACTATGTAGATGATTGCGACTGGCGAAAGACACGCCAATAAGATTAAATTTTGTCTCATGTGTAATAATTCCCTGCGAGAACTACTCTCCCATTAGATTTATTTTCTGGGACAGCGTGTTTGGTGTCTGATGAAAAAATAATACACATACCTGGTATAGGATCAATAAAAGATCCATCTTCAAATACTAAAGGAGAAGATCCCTCTGGTACAGTCACATAATACACGAAAGAGTAAGAACATGGTATATGTGTGTGAGGTTCAGCATAATCTCCCTCATTGTATACAGCTGCCCAAAGTTCAGTTTTCTCTGGTTGTATGTCAAAGGAAGTATTCTGGAGAACCCAATCACTAAAATCTCTGAACAACTTGGGGTAAGTATGAAACCCAGTATGTTTGGTGACGATCAGACTAGTTGACTTGTTTGTCTGATCAGGCAACCAAGAGATAAAATCATACAATTTTTTGTTAATCTTTTCTGCCTCTGGATGATACAGAGTTTCTATCCGTAGGCGTGTGTCAATCCCCATAGTACAAAAAATCCAATGGTTCCAAAAACAAGAATTGTATAAAATGCTAGACTTGACATTAATCTCCTCCGTGAATTCTGCCGACCATGTAACCTAGTAATACTCCCGACATCCAGGAGACAAATAACCATAAAATTTGACTAGTAAATTCAACGAATTCCAGCCACTCCGAAGTCGTCATCGTCATCGTCCTCATAAGTGGATGGTTCTTCGAAAAGTTCTTCTATTTTTTTCTCGTAGACCCTTCTTTGAAGGACCTTATACGGATCATCTTCATCCAGTTCTGGTAATTCTGGAGTGGGTCTAGGAAAAGAAACACCCAAAAGAACTCCAGTGCCCCTCATCTCTTCTATTTCTGGATGAGATTTAATTTTTGGAGTCTGTTGGTATCCATTTCTCTCTGAAGCAATCATCAATCCCTGAAGAAAAAAGGAAATAACAAAGAATGTGAGACCCAACCAGGCAATTATTTCCAGATAGTGAGGCATTTCTGTCATTGCAGTGCTAAAAGAAGTTGTTCTTTTACCTTATCAACAATATCCTGCACCATGTTGACATCAATTCCCAGGAAAGGTGGGATCATTCCAATAACCCTGAAGAATCCTTCAGCAAATAGTGCAAGAAAAATAATACCAAGAGTCATACTAATCAAAGAAGCATTCCTATTATGCTGTCGAATGGCATCTTCAATCATTCGGTTACACTCTTCATGTGTAACATAATGGTCAGGTTTAATCTGGTCCATTCGGTGTGTCATCCACCTGCTTTCACATATTTAGCCTCATTATACAAAAAAAGGGGTTGTTGTCAACCCCTAGTGTTTGCGATTGAACACAGGTTCAACCGATAGTAATTGTTCGAAATATTCGGATAAATGTATCCGATAGCAGGACCAATATGTTACTCCTCTATATTTGAGTTGATAACAGCTGGGTGGTCTGCTGTCTTTATCCATGTCATCATTATGATAGACATAGTTTTCCATTTATTTTTTTGTTAGTAGAAGGACTTCACCGTAGATAAGACAAATAAAACTTACACAAAATAGTGTACCCAGTCCAGCGATTTGAAGTGCCTGCATGGGTCTACTTGTTGTAAGTGTGTCCTCTATAACAAAAAGTTCCATGAATTTCTTCAGCACCTTGTTGGCACTCATAGCGAACACCACGATAGGTGGTCATCGCAATCTGAGCATCGTGAAGTGCGTTAGCCTTTTGGATTTGCTTTTTGATTAAAGTAAGTGTGTTCATTTGTTTGTACCTGAAATACTAAGGTTGGTTAAAACCCGTTCCTTCAGTCGTTTGCGTCCTTGTTATCAAAACAATGGGGATCTGTATGTTTCATCCAATTGGTAAGAATATCAAGTTTCTCACTAACTGTAAAAACTTCAGTTC